GCGCGCAAACTACTGGTATGCGACAACAGGCTTGCATTAATATCTACCCACGTGGCGCTGCTGTCATTACTACGGAGGTAGTAATTTGACGCATTCATGTAAATGGATGCGTTGTTACCTAACCATAATTTTGTAGCCCCACTAGGATCGTAGAATTCCGTCCATGTAGCGCCACGGTTTAGAGCGTTTACCCCGCCAAGTTGTAATAGGTTGCCGCTCAGGTTCAGACCAACAAACGTCGGGCTGTTTCCAGTGCCCAAGTTCTGGTTAATCGTGTACGCCGTGATATTGCTGGACGTACCCGTAATAGAGATGCCCCAAGTACCCGATGCACCGCCGCCCGTCAGCGTGGGGGCGTAGGAGTTGTAGTTGCCTGCATGGAGGACTTGGTTCCCGTTCTGTTGTAACGCAACAAGTGAGTTAAGTGCCGAGGCGTTCCAAGAGCCTATTGAGGTGCTGTTGGCATACCATGTATGTGTGCCAAGGCGCGAGTTGTAGCGAAGGTTGCCGGAGTTGTTTTCGGTGCCAACGTAACCCTGCCAAGTGCCTGCCGCGTTGTAATACTCAATCCCCGCAAAACCAGCAAACGTGATGGTCTGTGTGCCACTCATATTGAGCACACCCGTCATCGTGCCGCCCGCCAACGGTAGGTAATTTGGTGCGGACGTTGCGCTCGCCGCATTCCCCGTGATGTTGATACTCCACGTCCCACTCGCGTTCGCACCGGTCGTGCTTGGCGCCCCAATGGTGTTGTAAGAGACGGTCAGAGCACCACTGCCGTTGAAGCCGTTGCCCGATGCCGCACCCGCGCCGCTGTTGTTGAACGTGACGGAGTTGCTGACCTGCGTGGCCGTGGTCGAGGTTGTGGAGGTCGTCGCAGTCGCGGCGTTACCCGTGATGTTGATGTTCCACGTACCAGAAGCACCAGAGCCGGTCACAGACGGGATGTCGGTGCCGATCACCAGACCCAGATTGCTGCGGGCTCCAGAAGCATCCGTCGCGCCCGTGCCGCCGTTGACCAACTGAAGCGTGCCGCTGATGTGCGTCTGAAGACCGATCTTGCCCCAGGCGGGGGCCGTGCCCACACCACCCGAAATCAGGGCGTTGCCAGTGGCTACGTCAGCCAGTTTGGCCAGAGAAGTCGCCCCGTCTGCGTACAGCAGATCGCCCACCGTGTAGGACGTGATACCGGTGCCGCCGTAGGCTACACCAATCGTTGAGGCATTCCACGTACCCGCCGCAAGCGTGCCCACTCCGGTAATGCCGGTGTAGGAGCCAGACAGCCGCGCAACAGGCAACGTGCCCGAGGTGATGTTCGATGCGTTGGTCGTGTCCGTCGTAGCCGACGCAGCCAGTCCTGACACCGCACCCGCGCTGATGGCGATGCCGGTATTGGTTACGCTCGTGACCTGCCCCTGCGCGTTCGTGACAAACACGGGAACCTGTGAGGCGGTGCCGTATGTGCCAGCCGTGCCGATGTTGGCAATGTTGAACGTGTAAGACGGAGACTCGCTCAGCCCTGTGCCTGCCGTGTAAGTGATCGGCGCAGAGAACTGCTGAAAGACAATCGCTGTTGTGCCGATGGTGATCGGAGGCGGTGTCTGCTGAACCCAAGCAGTGTTGGCGTTGGCCGTGCCGCCGGTCACCAAGAAGAAGTCGCCCTCGTCGATCTGATCGACCCCTGTACCAACGGAGTCAAAGTCTGTAGCGCGGGTTAGGATAAAGGGCGCACCGGGCGAGGAGTTACCTGCCTGAGTTAGCGTATACACGCCGTTTTGCGCGCCGTCAGCTTGGTTCTTGATCAGAATCCGCGTGCCGTTGTCCGCAGGTGAAACGAACGTGTAGCCGTCAACCGTCAAAGCGCCGTTGGCGTTTGCTGTAAGCGTAGCCCCGACACCGCCCGTGCCGTTGTTGTATGTAACAGCAGGCAACGCTGCGGTGGTTGCATACCCCACAGCTTCGTGAAAGTGAATACCCGATGCAATGGCGTCAGCGTACTGCTTGTTAACGATGTCTGTGTTGTTGGTCGGCGTCGTGGAGATCGTGCCCGCCGTGATGTTGGCCGTCGTGATGTTGGCCGTGCCCACCCCCAGCGTGCCCACATCCAGCAAAGTAACCGCCGAGCCCGCTGCATCTAGATAGACCGCACGCTCTGCCGGGTAGGTGACAAATACATCCTTGGTGCCTGCACCAAAGACCACCTTGCTGCCGGAGTTGCTTGACTCAAAGACCGTGGTGCGGGTCAGGGTAGGGCCAGCGGTCGTGTACGTACCGATACCAACTTCCCAGTCACCCGTGGCTGAGTCGTAGATGGCGTAGTAGGTCGTGTTGCCGTTGCCTATGATGGCAAAAGACTGAAACCCGTAGACCGCCCCGCCAAGCGTCAAGTCGGCGGTGCCCGTCGTAGTGGTAACTTCCTTGACCCGATCTTTTACGACAAGTGCCATTTTTGGTATCTCACGATTGGGTTTTCACGACGTTCCAGGGAGTGCTCTGGGCATCGTTAATTGTCGTCCATCCGGGGTTCTGCGGGTTGGATATGGTGCCCCAGTTGGCGTTCTGCGAGTCGTTAATGATTTCCCACAGAAGCCGCGCAGTGATCACATCCACTGCAACCGCGCCGTCAGTGACGATAGCAAAGAATGTGGCAACCGCCAATACAGAATCAGCCGCAGTGGCCTGCTCGGCAACCGTCGCGTTAAAGATAGACGGGGCAACAAGCGTGCTGTCCGAAGCCGTCGCCAACTCAGACACCAAAACGGCAAACGCCACGGATGCTTCGACAGTTTCCGATGCCGTTGAACTCTCGTCGATGAAGACGTTGTAGGTGAGGGTGGCAACAAACGTGTCACTGCCAGTAGCCGTCTCTGCTATGGACGCAAAGAACTGCGCCAACGCCTGCACCGCATCCGATGCCTGGGCAGATTCAGAGATTGTCGGAGCAAAGTCGGCCAGAGCAGAAACCGTGTCTGCGGAGGATGCGGCCTCAGATACCGACACCGCAAAGTTCACGAGAACAGACATGGTGTCTGAGCCCGAAACAGTGTCGGCCACACTGGCCTGGAAATCCACCAGAACTGAAACCTGATCGGCTCCAGTAACCAACTCGCTGACATCTGCCGAGAAGGTGGACTCGGCAACTGCGACCTGATCTGCCGCAGTAATCTGCTCGTTCAGGTTGTCAAGGAAATCGGCGACGGCTGCAAACGCCGCAGATGCCGAAGCCGAATCCTCTACCGATGCATCAAAGGCAACACCGCCCCCCGCCGCAGCAAACGGCGCCTCCGCGAAGGCGGTTACCCCAAACACAAAGCCCTAGCCTCAAGCGGCATCGAGGCTGAAGGTGTAGGTCACATTCAGCGTGTCGCCTGCCACAACCACGCGGTCGCCAGGAGACTGGAAGTCTGCTTCAGAGAACAGCACACCAGACGTGCCGGAGGCCACCGTGCAGAGGAACGCACCGGCCACCGTGCCGCCACCGCCCGTGATGCTGAACTGCGAAGGAGAGGCCGAGTTGCTGATCACCGAAGGATCAGCCGTCGTAGCCGTACCGAACGTCACAGCCTTGCGCGAGCCAGAGTAGTTGGTGAACTCGGTCCAACCGATGTGGCTTGCTAGGGTGTCACCCGCAGCGTAGGCCGTACCCGAGCCGGGGCCAGTCACCAGACCAAGGAAGAATCCAGCCGTGTAAGTGCTGCCCTTGAAATACTGAGTGTTCATGTCCTGCAAACCTTGGTTGACCACCAAGTTGTGCATCTGGTCTTCCCACTTCAGGTTGCCGTCCTTGTCGAAGCACTGAACGTGGAAAACGCCGCCGCCCGAAGCACCCGAAGAGAAACCTGTTTTGGCCACAAGACCGGCAGACACAGCGTCCGAAGTATTTGCTTTGTCGTTCAGCATGATCGCTCCTTAAATGATGCGGATGAGGGCAGTGTCGGGATTATTGGGAGCGAGCTGAATTTGGAAATTCTGGCTCAATGTCGTCTGGTCAATCCCGAAGTTCAAAACCCCAATCGACTTGTTTCCCTTGGAAAAGTTGTAGATCAGCGCCCCGCGGGGAGCAAAAGTGGTAGCAATCCACGTCGGGTTGTCAAACGAGGCATACGCCACGGCGCCGGACAACGACACGGTCACATTCACCAAAATCTCGCCCCCGGCAGTGTATCCAGGACTGGAGACTTCCCCAAGGGTCGTATACACCGTGGTTCCGGGGCCCAGCACCGCTGAGGAGGTGTAAAGCGCAATCTTGAGCGTGTCCGTCTCAAGGTCATGCTGACCCAGAAGAAGCTGCTCTTTGAAGCTGTTGGTCAAGCCTGCGGTAATCATGTCACTGCACCTTCAGCTTGACTTGCCCATCGCGATAGGCATCCCCACGCTGCTTGGCATCGCCCAGGTTCTTCAAGAGTGCCATGGCCTCCAGGTACTTCTGGTTGTACAGCGCCATCATGTCAGCCTCGCCCTTCATGTAGGTATAGGCCTCGACAAGCGAGCCATACAGAAGCGCCGAGTCGAAGTTGTCGCCCAGCCAAGTCTGACCATCGGGAGCCGTGGTGATTGACTCCGGGTAGTAGTAATAGTGCAGCTCTACGTCGTACGCTGCATTTGGCGTAGGGCCCAGAATGAAGCTGAGCTCGTCCGTGACAACAGGGGTAGGATCGTTGGTCGTGGTCGGCCCAAAGATGGCGTAGTACTTAGGCAGCGCCGTGTAGCTGGCCGAAGGGTAGACCTGACGAATGAAGTTGACGTCCGTGTTCTGCAAGTACGTGTAGTTGCCCTGCGCATCAATCACCGCCAAGGAGTACGTGGACAAGAAATCGCCCGGGCACGACAAGTATTTGTTGCCTGGAGAAAGCACCCCGGTCACGTTTTTGCGCAGGTTGGCAATCTGGACCGTGTTGTAGATCCGCTGCTCAGCCTGACGAACGAAAACCGGGATCTCCGCCGCAAATGACGTGTCCTGGTTCTCGGTGTAGGCAATGATTGCCGCTGTAAGCTGAGCGTAGTTCATGTGATGCTCGTCTGAACCGATCCAAGAATTGCGTCTGCCCACAAGGGCTTGGCGTACGGCATCGGCATCATGCCAATACTGGCAAATGACGTGTCCACCGTGAACCCGACGAAGACCGTGACCGCCATTTTCGCTTCAGGACGCGGCTGATACAAGGCCTGCGGCTCAGTAATGTTCCGCTTGGGCTCAAGCTGCGGGTGCTTAGGCTCATAGCACTCGTCGCAGACCTTGAAGCCCCTCCAGTCCTTGATCAGCGAGTTGAGCTTGAATCGCTGGCCACACTGGTCGCACAGCGCAATCGCGAACTTGCCTGATGCGTAGCCCGCGCCCATGACTACCTCGTCGTGTAAGTCGGGACGGCGAAGTAGCTGGACCGCTCACGGTCTTCCGTAGCCGCCCGGAAGAATTCTTCTTCATAGAACGACTTGAGGATCTGGATGCGGTCCGGGGCCTTCTTGATGGCCAGATAGTAGGCAAGGCCCGCGATCAGGCACGGCAGGAACCGGAACGAAATGTCGGCCGTGTTCGTGTACGCCCCAGTGTCCTGGATGCGACGAATGACGTAATACCGAAACTCGTAGGTGGTCGTAGCATCCGGCGCCGGGTACAGGAACAGCTTGGCCGGAGCCGTGCGCTGCACAAAGTACTGAGCTGGGCGGGACCGCGTGTTTTTGTTCGGAACGTGCAGGTACTCGGCGTAGCCAATCCGGTCGATGGTGATGTCCTGCTGGTTCGAGGTCCCCGCATTGGTGCGGATGACCGCGGACAAAGCATCCACCGTGTCGTCCGGCAGCGTGTACTCGTACTGACCAACAACCAGCGGAATCTGCCGCTGCTCAATGGTCCACAGGTTCAAGCCGCGGTTGGCCCACTCCGCAAACATGAGGTTGATCGAGCGCAGGGCGGTCTTCATGTCGTAACCGTCCCGATTCTCATAGCCGCAGCGTTCGTACGCTTCGGTGATGATGTCATCGAACTCCAAATTGAAGTTCGACGTGCCCGATGTAGCCATGATTTAGTAGATGGTTGCCTTGCGAGCGCGAGCGGCGCCCACGCCGCGGACTTGCACCACGTCACCGGTAGAAGCCTTCTTGACCGGCTCGCTCATGGTCTTTCCCTGGGGGCCAGCCATGTCAGGGCCAGAGGCAGCGATCTTGCCGCCCTTGGGCACGCCCTTCATGGCCATGCCGCCGTCCTTGAAACCCTTGACGGCGATGCCCTGGCCACGCTTGGCCAAGCCGCCCTTCTTGTAGTTGCCGTTCATCATTTCTTGCCGCCTTTCTTGGCTGGTTTGGACATACCGGCCTCGCTTAAGGCGATGGCCACTGCTTGTTTGCGATTGGTCACCTTCTGGCCAGACGAGGACTTCAGTGCCCCGGTCTTGAACTCATGCATGACCTTTTCCACTTTCGCGGGTTTCTTAGCCGAGGGCACTGCGCTGCTCCTTTATAAAGGCATCCAACTTTTCGTCAAGCCTGTCCAGCCGAACAAGCACCCGATTGATGTCGCTGTGGACATCTGCCCGAGTGACAAACTTCTCCGCGTTCTCTTCCCGCGTCTTGCTCAGCAAAATAGACACGCGCTTGAGCTCGTCGTGCATCGACTTGACCCAAAGCAGTGCTGCCGCGGACGCAAACGACAGCACGATGTTCCATATCAGCACTTCCATTTCCGAAGACTCTTGTTGATACGACTATCGGGATCGTTTGCCGTTTTTTCGCTAGTCAGCTTGGCTTTCATGCCGGACATCCTGGCACAGAATGACTTCTTGCGTGGCCCACCCTCCGGCTGCGGAGCCTTCAGCCCCGGCTTGCCAGGATTGGCGCGGTTGTAGGAGGCGCGCCCTTTGGCGTTCAAGCCGCCGCTGGGGCTCTTGCCCTCCTTGCGCTGCCAAGCAGGTGACTTGGCCATGCGTCAGTACATCTTGCACTGCTTGTTACGGGCCTCGCCAACGCCGCGAGGGGCCACAGAGGCGCTGGGCTTCTGATAGTCCTTGCGAGGCGTCTGCTTCGGACCGCCCTTGCTCATGTCCTGTTTCTGAGCACCGGGCTGAACCTCGCCCTGGTACTGGTCAATCGCCATTTTTGCTGCGCGTCCCATGCTGGGCTCCTTAACCGTAGAAGAACGTCACCGAGGTGACGTTGGTGAGGGTTACATACGGATCCGCTTCAAACCGAACACCATCGTTAGGAATGATGATGTAAAGGTAGCCGCTGCCGGTGGTATTGGCCGGGGTATCGAGCTTGATTAGCTCCGTGCCGCCAGCGCCACCGTCCTTGAAAGACAAGGACCCGACAAGGTTACCGAGGACTGCGTAGATCCCTTTGACGCGAGCACGTGGGGTACCGATGCCCGAGGCACCGGTAGCCACCATGTTTTTCGCTTTTA